GGAGTGGCCTAGCACTTCGGTTAGGCGTATGATTCCTGCGACTCAGAAGGTGTTTGATGCTGTTACTGAAGGCACTTTGACGCATGATGGTAATCCTGTTTTGGCTAGGCATTTGGATAACTGTATGTTGAAGATAGATAACATGGGTGCTCGTATTGTGAAGGAGTCGCGTAATAGTTCGCGCAGGATTGATGCTGCTGTTGCTTTTGTTATCGCATATGACCGCGCAACAAGTAAACTAGATACTGATATTGTGCCTGAGTTTTTTGTGTTCTAAGGATGAATTTGTTAGCAACTATTTTGCAGGCTAGTGGTGTTGTTATTACTGCTATTGGTTTAGGTTTTGTTTGGTTTCCGCTAGGCATTTTGGCTGTTGGTGTGGGTGTCTTGTTGTTTGGGTTGGCGTTAGAGAATGGCGATAAGTAATGCTTAGGAAACTTGTTGGCGAAAATAGGGCTATTTCTTTTCAGTCTTTGTGGGGTGCAGGTGATCTGACTTCTTATGAAACTCAGTCTGCCGCTTATGTTGATTACAATTCTGCGTTTCAAGTAAACGCTGTTTGGGCTTGTGTTTCACTTATTTCGGATACTATTTCGGCTTTGCCTGTTGATACTTTGATTAGGCGTGATGGTATTGCTACACCTTATCGGCCTAGACCTGCTTGGGTGATTAAGCCTGATGTGTCTATTCCTAGTGTGGCGTTTTGGCAGCAAACTTTGATTAGCTTGCTTACTGATGGTAATGCGTTTATTCGTATTTTTAGGGATAATTCAGGCAACATTGTGAATTTGATTGTGTTGAATCCTTTGAGTGTTTCTGTTACTCGTAATAGTTTGGGTCAAAAGTTTTTTAGTTATGTGGGTGAAGCGGGTAAGACTTTATCTACTGATGAAGTGTTGCATGTTGCTGGTTCTATTTTGTTGGCTGGTGATTTGCGTGGTCGTTCACCGATTGATACTTTGAAAGAGAACATTGGTTTGGCGATTGCGTTGGAAGGTTTTGCTGCTCGTTTCTTTGGGCAGGGAACACAGACTTCGGGTGTTATTGAATATCCTGGTGCGCTTACAGCTGAGCAGGCTGAGAATTTGTCGAACAGTTTTGATAAGGCACATAAGGGTTATCGTAAAGCGCATAAGACCGGTATTTTGTCTGGTGGTGCAACTTTTAAGGCTACTCAGGTTGCTAACGATCAGGCTCAAATGTTGGATAGTCGTAGGCTTGCGGTTGAAGATATTGCGCGTGCTTATCGTGTGCCGACAGACATGATTGGTTTGAATAATGGTGGGCAGTCCTATAATTCTGTGGAAATGAAAATGATTAGTTTTGTTACACATACGCTTAGGCCTTGGTTGGCGAAACTTGAAGATGCGTTTTCAACTTTGCTACCTGATTTTGCGTTTTTATCTTTCAACACTGATGATTTGTTGCGTGGCGATTATGCGACTCGTATTGAAGGTTATGCGAAGATGCTTCAGAATGGTGTGTTTTCTGCTAATGAAGTTAGGCGTAAAGAGAATATGCCGCCTGTTGATGGTGGCGATGTTGTGCGTGTGCCTTTGGCGAATGTGAACATTAGTGCTGCTTCTTTGACTGAAGATGAAACTAAAGTTGCGATGGCTCAAAAGTTGATTAGCTTGGGCTTTGTGCCTGAAGATGTTTTGACTGTTCTTGGTTTACCTAAGATTGCTCACACTGGTTTGCCGACAGTTCAGTTACAGAATCCTTCTACTGTGCCTGAAGGCAGTTATGAAACGGGAGAGTAGATGCCGATAGTTACAGGTCAGTTATCGGTTGGCAGTGTTACGCCTACTGCGGTAAATAGTCCTAATGTGAATCCTTTACGAATTCACATTCATAACAACGACAACACTAATCATCTGCTTTTAGGTAATGGTTCAGTTGCAAGTAATACTGGTTTGATTTTGTTAAAACTTGATTCTATTGACCTTGTTTTAAACCCTAATGAGATTGTTTATTTGTTGGCTTCTTCTGGAACTATTACTGCTAGTTATTTAGTGCAGACGGAGTAGATTTATGCCTTATTTTATTGACCAAACTGAGCAGGGCTGGAATACAGTCAAGGATGATGGCACTGTTTTGGGTGAGCACGCTAATAAGCAGGATGCGATAGATCAGATGGTTGCGGTTAGTTTGGCTGAGAAGATTCCTGTTGGCGGTGAGTTGAAGCGTGCTGTTGCTTCTGGTTCTTATAGTCCCCCTGAAGGTGTTGCTGTTGCTGCTAAGCGTGCATTGGGGTGGATTGATGAAGGTTTGGCTGGTGCAGGGTTTACTGCTGTTGGTCGTGCGAGAGCTAATCAGCTTGCTTCGGGTGCGGATGTTTCTGCTGATGTTGTGAATCGTATGATTAGTTATTTTGCTAGGCATGAAGTAGATAAGACTGCTGTTGGTTTCGATAATAGGGATGAAGGTTTTCCTTCTGCTGGTCGTGTTGCTTGGGATGCTTGGGGTGGCGATGCAGGTCAAGATTGGGTGAATGGTTTGCCTAGTGATACTAGGAATGGTTTAGATTTGATAGTAGATAACATTAGTGAAATGGAAGATAGACAGTTGGAACATTACTCTCTTAGTAAAGAAGAACTGGTTTTGAAGGTTGCCGAGTTGAAGGGTGAAACTTTAGATCTGATACATCATTTGGCGATGACTGTTGAACAGTTATCTGAAATTGTTGATGCTGTTGCTGAACCTGTTTCGCCTGTTGAAGATGTGCCTGGTGTAGATGATTTGGTTGTGCAGGTTGATAGTGTGCGTTTTGTTGAACCCGCTAAGGTCGCTGAGTTGCATGAGCGTGGTGAGCGTGTAACTAAGGGCATTGAGCGCAGACAGGGTTTCACTGATTTTGAGATTCGTCAAGAAGGCGATGGCATGACTCTCAGGGGTTATGCGGCAGTATTCAATTCACCTTCTCAGCCTTTGCCTTTTACTGAAACTATTGAGCCTGGTGCTTTTAGAGATTCACTTAATTCTCGTAACGACATCAAACTTTTGTGGAATCACGATACAAGTGTTGTTTTAGGTTCGACTAGGGCAGGCACTTTACAACTATCTGAAGATGATAAAGGTTTGCTTGTGGTGGCTTCGTTGCCTGATACTAACGCTGGGCGTGATGCAGCTGTTTTGATTAAGCGTGGCGATGTAACTGGTTTTAGTTTTGGTTTTAGAGTGCCTGCTGGTGGCGATAATTGGCCTACCGCTAACACGCGTATTCTAAAGCGTGTAAACATTCATGAAGCAAGTTTGACTGCGTTCCCTGCCTATCTTGGCACTGAAGGTTCGGCTAGTGTTAGAGCTATGACTGAACTTGCTTCCAAGATTGCTCGCCTTGCTGAGATTCGTGGGGTGTCTGCTGAAGAATTGACTGATGCGCTTTTGGCTTTAGAGTCGGGCGATGAATTGACTGAACGGCAGGGTGAACTGCTTACAGATACTTTAGGTAAGGTTTTGAAGCAAGATCCTGAAGTTACTAACCCTAATGCGCTTTTAGAGTTGAAGAAGAAGGAACTTGATTTGCTGATGAAGCGAGTATAATTAGACTTGCTCCTTCTGGTGTTGGAAGCTAAAAAAGAAAACTATTTCTTTCCCCCTACTTTGTCCTAGGGGGTTTTCTTTTATCTTGTATAAATGTTTGGTATAGACTTTATTTATCGGGCGCGTTTATCCCCTGATACAGATATGTGAGTTTATCTCTGATCTAAAACAAACCCTATTTATGTTCTTGAAAGGAACAAACCTTATGAGCGATTTTATTGCTAAACAGGTTGATGCTAAAGCTAAGGCGTGGCACGAAGCTAAGGAACTGATTGATTCAGTTGAAGCTCGTGGCGGTGCATGGTCAGGTGAAGATGAAGCAAAGTATGCATCACTTACCGCAGACATCAACAAAAGAAATGAACTAATTGAGCTAGAGCAGCGTGAAGCAAAAGTTGCCGAAGCCATGCAGTCAGCAACAGTAGATTTTGCTGGAACAAGTGCAACTAACTCTGATGCAGACATTCTTCGCAAGATGGCGTTGGGTGAAATTCGTGGACATGAGTTCCGCGCTATCACCGGTTCAAGCACTGGCGCGCCTGTGCCAACAAGTTTCTTCGACTCCATAATTGAAGTTGCAAGACTTGTAAACCCGCTTCTTGAGTATGCAACTGTAATCAATACTGCTTCTGGTGAGAACTTGCAGATTCCTTCACAGTCTGCTTTCTCAACTGCAACTATCGTTGGTCAAGGTGTAAGCATTGGAACTTCAGAGCCTGCATTTAACGCTTTTACAACTCTAGGTGCATATAAGTTCAGCGCGCTCGCACAGTTGTCTTC